ACAGCTGCAATCCATGCTGATAATGCAAATGTTTATGATAATAATTCAATCGTTTATGGACCTGATGATATATTAGAAGCTGTTTATAGAAACACACAACAAACACCCGTTGTTGATTTTCCACTTACAAAAATAGATAGATCTGCTTACAGTGGATTATCTTCTAAATTTTCAACCGGTCAACCTACACAATATTTTGTACAAAGATTTATAGATAAAATTACAATCACTTTATTTTTAACACCAGGAACAAGTGAAGTTAATAATGTGGTTAATTTTTATTATGCAAAAAGAATTCAAGATGTTGGAGCTTATACAAATGCAACAGATGTTCCATATAGATTTGTCCCATGCATGTGCGCAGGACTAGCTTATTATGTATCATTAAAACTTGCTCCACAAAGAACACAAGAATTAAGATTACTATACGAAGATGAATTAAAAAGAGCATTAGAACAAGATGGCTCTTCTTCAAGTTCATTTATAACACCAAAAACTTATTATCCAAATGTCTAATAATTCAAGAGGAAAATATGCTTACATGATTTCTGACCGATCTGGTCAGAGATTTCCATATCAAGAAATGGTACAAGAGTGGAATGGCTCATGGGTTCATGTTAGCGAATATGAAGCAAAACAACCTCAGTTAGAACCAAAACCAACTACAGCTGATCCACAGGGTTTAAGATATGCACATCCTGACAGACAAGAACCACCAGTATTAATACCACTTACACCCGATCCCTTTTCAACAGTTATCTATGCAGGTTCTAGTTATATAAATGTTTATTCAGAAGATCATGGAAGATCAACTGGCAATATCGTAAGATTCAGAGGCCCGCCGCAAGTTAACATTATCGGCACACCTTCTAGAGAAGATTCTTTTGATGATGTTCCTTCATTTGATGGAGTTACAGATATTTCAAATGCAAATGGATTTACAATTACAGTTGGAAAAATAGATTCATCTGGTATTGTAAGTGATACTTTAAATTATTTTTATTTTTTAAGTACAAGTACGGCAACAACAGGAAATATAGCTGGTGGCGGGGCACAATGTTCTGCAGGTCCGGTTACACTACAGGCTTAATATGACATACACAGAATTAGTTACAAAAATTAGAGATTATACAGAAGTGGATTCTAATGTATTAAGTTCAACTATTATAAATGGATTTATTGAAAATGCAGAATTTAGAATATTAAGAGATGTAGATTCTGATAACAATAGAAAATATGACACCTCTACTTTTGTAGTAAGTCAAAAATATTTAAATACACCTGCTAATCTTTTAGTAATTAGATCTGCTGAAGTTATTAATGGAGGAACAAGATCCTTTTTAGATATTAGAGATATGTCTTTTATTGATGAATATAATTCAACGGGCACAACAGGAGTTCCAAAATACTATGCAAATTGGAATGAAAATACTATACAATTTGCACCTATTCCAGATCAGGCTTATACAATTCAATTAAATTATGTCTTGAAACCAACTGGATTATCTAGTAGTACTGCTAATACATATTTAAGTCAGCAATTTCCCAATGGCTTATTATATGCTTGCTTAGTTGAAGCTTATGGATTTTTAAAAGGTCCTACAGATATGTTGCAATACTATGAAAATAGGTATAAACAAGCTATCGAAGGATTCTCATTAGAACAAATGGGAAGAAGACGAACGGATGAGTTTCTAGATGGAGAACCTCGTATAGTTCGTAAACCACAATAGGAGAAACAAGTATGGCCATTACACAAGCGTTACCAAATAGTTTTAAAAAACAACTATTAGATGGTGATCAAGATTTTTCATCAGCAGGTGGAGATGTTTTTAAATTAGCTCTTTATGTATCAACTGCAACATTAGGTGCGACTACAACTGCATATACTACAACAGGTGAAGTTACTGCATCAGGAGCATACAGTGCAGGTGGTGGTACTTTAGTAAATTCTGGAACATCAGTTATATCAACAGTTGCTTTTACAGATTTTGCTGATCTATCATTTACTGGTGTAACAATAACTGCAAGAGGAGCATTAATTTATAATACTTCTTTTTCAAATGCAGCAGTTGCAGTATTAAATTTTGTAACTGATAAAACAGCTACAAGCGGTACATTTACAATTCAATTTCCAGCTTTCACATCTACAGCGGCTATTATCAGAATCTCTTAATAGGAGTCTAAGTCATGTCTGACATTGTTGACGGTTGGGGTAGAGGCACCTGGGGACAGGGCGCCTGGAATGAAAACATTCCAATTGAAGTCACAGGTCAAACTTTAACAACAGCTTTAAGTTCAGTTATTGTAACAGTAACATCAAATGTAATCGTTAATGTTACCGGTGAAGAATTAATTCATGCTCTTGAAAGTAGTGTTGGTATTTCTGCAGATGGTAATATTTCTGTTCCAGTATTTGAGAACCCATTAATTACAAATATAAACGGTGTAAATGTATTAGCAGATGCAAATGTTTCATTAACAGGTCAAAATTTAACAACAGCTTTAAATTCAGTTACAGTTTTAGCAACAGCAAATGTTTCATTAACAGGTGAAAATTTAACTACAGCTTTAAATTCAGTTTCAGTTTTAGCTGATGCTAATGTTTTATTAATAGGTCAAAATTTAACAACGGCTTTAAATTCAGTTACTCCTTTAGCTAATGCTAATGTAGATTTAACAGGTGAAAGTTTAACTACAGCTTTAAATTCAGTAACCGTTACAATTATTACTGATGTACCAGTAACCGGTGAAAATTTAACAACAGCTTTAAATTCAGTAACGGCTATTGGAGATGCTAATGTAGTTTTAATTGGTCAACAATTAACAGGAACACTAGGTAGTGTAGATCCAAGTCCAGATGTTGCACTAGTAGGTCAACAATTAACAAGTGCAATAAGTAGTGTAAATATAGTAGTTGATGTAGTTGTTAATGCTGTAGCTCAAGAATTAAATATTAATTTAGGTGCTCTAAGTGTTAAAATTGATGCCCCTGTAAATATAACAGGTCAGGCATTAACTGCTACTCTTGGAAATGTTAAATTTAGTATATGGACAGAAGTCAATACGGGTGATACAGTAGCTTATTCAGGTGTAAATACAGGCACCTCTGTAAATTGGACAGAGATTGACACTGCTGCATAAATAATTTAAAAAAGACAAGGATTTAAATATGGCATCATCATTTTCAACAGATCTAAAACTAGAGCTTATGGTTACAGGCGAAAACGCCGGTACCTGGGGAACTAAAACAAATACAAATTTAAATTTACTACAACAAGCTGTTGCGGGTTATCAAGAAGTATCAATTGCAGGTGGAGCTCAAACTACAGCTCTTGCAATGACCGATGCTGCTCTTTCTAATGCAAGAAATGCAGTTATAAAATTTACAGGTACAATTACAGGAAACCAAGTTGTAACAATTCCAGATGGTATTGAAAAAGTTTACACTATTATTAATGGAACAACGGGAGCTTTTACTGTTGAATTTAAAACAGTTTCAGGGACAGGTGTTACATTTTCAACGACTAATAAAGGCGCAATACTTGTTTATTCAGATGGAACAAACGTAGTTAATGTTAATGCTTTATTAAAAACAATAAGCTTATTTACTTTACCAACAGCAGATGGTAGTAGTGGACAGGCTATAACTACAGACGGCTCAGCTAATTTAGGATTTACCAGTGTGGCAACTGCTGGTTTTTCTATTGCAATGGCGATAGCATTATAATATAAGGAAATACAATGGCACAAAATTTTAGAAGATTTACAAACAACAACGTTGGAATAACTCCTGTAACTTCATTTACAGCAAATAGTTATGATACTGTTATTGGTATTGCAATTTCAAATATTTTATCTACAACAGTTAATGTAGACGTTTACATCAATGATGGAACAAACGATATTTATTTAGTTAAAAGTGCTCCTATCGTCCCAGGATCCGCTCTTCAAGTTTTAGATGGTGGTGCAAAATTTGTAATGCAAAATAATGATGCTTTAAAAATAGTATCAGACACTGCAGCATCTTTAGACGTTTGGGTTTCGACTGTAGATGATATAAGCTCATAGGATAATCTATATGCCATATATTGGAAACACTCCTGCATTAGATTACATAAGTTTCGCCGTACAAAATTTTACCGTTACAGCTGGAACAACAGTTTACACTTTAGATTATTCAGTTTCAAATGAGAATGATATTGCACTCTATATAAATAGTGTTGCTCAAAGACCAGGTGCATCTTATGCATACTCTGCAACGGGAACTACTTTAACATTAACATCAGCAACAAATGCTGGTGATACCATGTATGCAGTCTTTATTGGTAGAGCTGTGCAAACAGTTACGCCTCCTGCTTCTTCTGTTACAAATACTATGTTATCTCCAAGTGTTATCACTGGACAAACTGCAGTTACAACTCCTGCAACAGATGATGTATTATTATGCTACGACACATCAGCAACAGCTTTAAGAAAAATAACTTTTGCTAATTTTGGAAATACTCCATCTTTTAGAGCTTATTTATCAACTAATATGACTGGTGTTGCTTTAGCAACAGAAACAAAAGTAACTTATCAATCTGAATCTTGGGACACAGATAATGCTTTTGATAGCACAACAAATTATAGATATACAATACCAGCAAATAAAGGTGGGAAATATTTTTTTGGTGCAAATGTTACATTATTAAATAGTGCTGCTTATAAAACATTTTCTGTTTTACTTTATAAAAATGGAACTGAAGAATATAGAGGTTCTAAACTTGTATTTACAACAGATACTCTTTCTTCAGGTAGTTATAGTACTCTTAATTTGCAAACTATAATTGATGCTTCGGCTAGTGATTATTTTGAAATTTTCGTAGAAATACAATCAGCAAGTGGTACTGGTACATTATTAAATGGAACAAAATTTAATAATTTTTATGGTTTTAGATTGATAGGAGTATAATATGATAACAACTAAAATAAAACTATACGCAAATAGAGAAGTAGATTTTCGTAAAGACGTAAGATTACAAGACAACTCAGATGGCAAAGGAGTATTCATAGCTGAATGGAATCTTGACATACCTAAACCTACAATAGCACAATTAGATGCTTTTGAAGCACAAGCTAACATTGTTGAAAGTAATCAGGCACAAGTACAAAACAGAATTAAAGAATATGGTTCTATTGCAGAACAAATAGAATATATAACTGAAAATGGAATAGAAGCTTGGCAGACAAAAGTTAATAGTATAAAAGCTAAATATCCAAAGGAGAATAACTAATGCCCATTAGCCAAGTACCTTTCGCCGGAATCTCGAATCCAGTTAATTTTAGAAATAGAATTATTAATGGGAATATGACTATTGATCAAAGAAATGCTGGTGCTAGTGTTACTTTAGATGGTAGTGGAGTTTATCCAGTAGATAGATTTCGTTGTGTAGAATCTACAGATGGAGGCATGACGGGAGAGCAAGTACAAGACGCACCAACTAATTTTACAGATTCTTTAAAAATTACAACAACAACGGCTGATGGAACTTTAGCAGCTACTCAATTTTGTTCAGTAGATCAGTTTATTGAAGGATATAATGTAGCAGATTTAAATTGGGGAACTGCCAATGCTAAAAGTGTAACTTTATCTTTTTATGTTAAAAGTTCTTTAACTGGTACTTTTGGTGGTTGTCTTGTTAATTCTGCAGATAATAGATCTTATGTTTTTACATATTCAATATCTTCAGCAAGTACTTGGGAATATAAAACAATAACTATTGAAGGGGATACAAGTGGAACATGGCTTACTAATAATGGTAGAGGAATAGGTGTAAGATTTGGTCTTGGTGTTGGTTCTACATATAGTGGAACGGCTGATACTTGGACGGGTTCATTTTTACTTTCTGCAACAGGTGCAGTATCGGTGATTGGAACTCTTAATGCTACTTGGCAAATCACAGGCGTGCAGCTGGAAGCAGGGGAACAGGCAAGTGGATTTGAGTTTATGCCGATTGATACTAATTTAGGAAGATGTTTTAGGTATTATTACCTTCATGTTTCAGGAGCAAGTAACTTGCCAATAGGGGGAGGTGGGTATTATTCAAGTACTCAAATATTTATGGATATTAAATTACCAATACAAATGAGAACATCTCCCACTTTAAATATTGTAACTGGTACTAACTATTATGCAATCTATAGAAATTCTGGGACAGATTTTTTTAACAGTTTTACTATAAACCAATCACAAAAAAATCAGGTAAATTTGTACAACAATTCAGAAGTAAGTGGAACTGCTGGTCATGCAGGAACTTTTGAAACAAATAATGCTTCATCATCTGTTGCATTTAGTGCGGAGTTATAATTATGATTAATACAATTACAAAAAATTATTTTTTAGGAAAATTTGTAAGTTACCAAGTAACTTATGTAGATTCTAATATACAATCATCAGTACCCCTAGACGAAGCAAACACAGACTACCAAGCTATTCAAAAGTGGATTGCTGATGGAAATACTGTTATAGATAATGGAGGAAATAACTAATGCCATATATCGGAAAAACCCCTCTTACCGGCGCCTATCAACTTTGTGACACAATCACAACTTCAGCAACGGCTACTTATAACTTAACTGTTGGCAGCTCGCCTGTAATTCCAGGTGCCGCTCAAAATTGTATCGTATCTTTAAATGGTGTTGTTCAAGCTCCCGTTTCCGCGTACACAGTATCAGGATCTCAGATTACGTTTGCAAGTACATTATCCGCAACAGACGTTATAGATTTTATTTTAATTTTAGGAAATGTGTTTGACATTGGTAAACCGACAGATGGTAGTGTGACGAATGCAAGTGTTGCATCCAATGCAGCAATAGCACTATCTAAACTTGCAACAACTGGAACCATGACTTTTGCTTCAACAATAGGTGTTGGTGGTGCAACTCCAGCGGCATCGGGTGCAGGTATCACTTTTCCAGCATCAGCTTCAGCTTCAACTAATGCTAATACTTTAGATGATTATGAAGAAGGAACTTGGACACCAAGTATTGGTGGTACTGCTACTTACACTAGTCGTTATGGTCGTTATGTAAAAATAGGAAAAATGGTTAGTGTTCAATTTGCAATTGTTGTTAATACATTAGGAACTGGTTCTGTTGAATTAATGGAAGGTTTACCATTTACATCAGAAAATATAGGTGCTTTATATGCTCAACAAACTGGGTGTGTTAGTTATTTTGGAAGTTTAGCAGTTAATACAATATTTATTGCATTTTATATACAAAATAATAATACAAATATGTATTTTGTTGGAAAAGCAACAAGTGGAGCAACTTGTGATAATGGTATTGATATATTTGGTAATGGAACAGAAATTTATGGTTCTGCAACTTATATGGCATCAGCATAGGATAAATTATGGCACTAATAGAAAAAATAGAGATAGATAGAATAGAAGTAGTAAACGATTGGAATATCCAAGTTCGTCAAGCTACCATCATTGAAAGAGATGGAGTGTTTGTATCAAAAACATTTCATAGATGGGTATTAAATCCTGACAGCGATATAACGAATCAGGAACAAAAAGTTAAAGATATTTGCAATACCGCATGGACAGATGATGTTAAAGCAAGATATAATCAATTTAAAATTGAACAAGCTAATAGATTAAAATAATGCCACTAACACAAATAAATAATTTAGGAATTACTAATGGTACAATTATTAATGCGGATATAAACGCAAGTGCAGCAATAGATGCTACAAAATTATCAGCAATAAATGGTATTTTATTAGACACACAAACAATAACAACTGGTTCTGTAGTAGCTAGTGTTTCTGTAAATAGTATTTTTACTACTACTTATAAAACTTATTTAATTATATTTTCTAATATTGCTACAAATGGCGATAGCACAGCAAATAATAATATCATACTTCAATGGAAAGACACTAGTAATAGTACACTAACTAGTAATTATGGTTTTGTAGGAAATACTCAAAATACAAGTGGAAACATTACAGCTTCAAATGGTGCTTTTTCTCAATCTTCTATTACTATTGCTTCTAATTGTTATGGTGCTTCCGATACTCCAATATCTGGATATGTTTATATATTTAATCCTAGAGCTGAAACTAGAAATAATTCTATATCACAAATGATGTACCATAGTAATGGTGGTATTGCTACTTTTAAAGAAGCTTATGCATTACATCAGGCAAATACAGAAATCGGTGGATTTATTATTTCAGCAAATGGAAACGCAACTCAAATTAAAGGTGCTACTGGAAGTGGTTTTATTAAAACTTATGGATTACTATAATGACTTATAAAATAGATAATAATACAAAAATTGTAACTTATAATAATGAAGAATTTTACCCTAATTTAATTAATGGGATATTAATTGCACCTACAGAACAAGAATGTATTGTAGAAAAAAACAGAAGAGAACAAGCTAAATTAGAAACTTTTAATGTAAGTTTAAACCTTTTAAGAGAAAAAAGAAATCAACTATTAAAAGACACTGATTATCTTTCATTATCTGACAACACTATAACAGAATCAATGAAGTTATATAGACAAGCACTTAGAGATATAACTGAAGGATTAGATACTATTTCTAAAGTGGAAGAAATTTTTGTTAAAGTTGAAAAAGGTATATTTCCAGTAAAACCACAATAGTCTAGCATTTTTTAAGAAAGGTGGTAAAATAACACTATGCCACTAAAAAAGATACCCATTAAATCAGGTTTCAATAAACAAGACACCGCAACTGCTGCAGAAGGCCAGTGGATTGATGGAGATTTTGTACGTTTTCGCTATGGCTATCCTGAAAAAATAGGTGGCTGGACTCAAATATTAAGTAATAGACTTGCAGGTGCTGGTAGAGAAATTTTAACTTGGGCAGCCATTGATGGCAATCGTTATGCAGCCATTGGAACTAATAAATGTTTATTCATTTATTTTGATGGTGCATTTTATGATATTACTCCACTAGGCACAGCTCTTACATCTTGCACCCTAGCATCCACAACAGGATCTACAACCGTTACCGTTACAAAAAATAGTCATGGTTTATCTTTTGGAGATTATATTATATTTACCTCTCCTAGTTTAGCAGGTGGTGGTGTTACAACTTTTTCAAACGCTAATTTTACAACCAATGTATTTGAAGTTACCAGCGTTGTATCTGTAAATGCTTTCACCGTTACCATGCCCGTTGCAGAAGCAGGCTCCGGTATGGCTGGAGGAGGATCAACTATTACCACAACTCCTTATGTAACTATTGGCCCTGCATTTCAAACTATTGGCTATGGTTGGGGAACAGGCGTCTGGGGTTCTTATACTGGAGGTACTGGTTGGGGTTCATCTACAACAAATGCAATTACATCTTTAAGTCCTGGACTTTGGTCCTTTGATAATTTTGGACAGATATTAGTTGCAACCATTAGAAATGGTAAAACATTTTCATGGAATCCTGGTGTCGCAACTCCTCTTTTAAATAGAGCAACGGTTATTTCAAATGCTCCAACAAAATCTATTATGACCATTGTTTCAGATAGAGATAGACATTTATTTGCACTTGGAACAGAGACAACCATTGGAGATCCAACAACTCAAGATCCAATGTTTATAAGATTTTCAAATCAAGAAGATTTTAATACTTGGAACCCAACTGCAACCAATACAGCAGGAACCTTTAGACTGGATACAGGGAATTTTATTGTCGGCGCTATTCAAGGAAAAGATTATATTTTTGTACTAACCAATACTGCAGCTTATGTAATACAATTTGTTGGACCTCCGTTTGTATTCTCTGTAAGGCAGGTGGGAACAAACTGTGGATGTATTGGACAAAATTCAATTATATTTGCTCAAGGCGCTATATACTGGATGGGTAATTCTGGTGGATTTTTTGCCTATGATGGAACCGTTAAACAGTTACCATCATTAGTTGAAGACTTTGTATTCACAACGGGTGGAGATAATTTAGGAATTAATTATGATTCAGGGGACATTGTTTATGGATCTCATAATAGTTTATTTAATGAAGTTTTATGGTTCTATCCAAAATCAGG